CACTAGTTCAACTGCGTGTCTCCATGCAGGGACAGAACCAAATAGTTCTTTGAGTCCTTTGATGTCTACTTCAAATGCAGATTTAATTCTGCTTACAACTTTCTTAGTCATAATTTCCTCCTTAATTATGCCCTCTACTAAAACGATATTGAGCAGGAGAGTTACTCCTGCTCCCACTCTAACTTTCCCTGCTCCCACATTAACTCTTTCTTCCATTCTAAGGCTCTCTCATATTCACCATCTATTTCTTCCTGTGTGAATTTCCACAATGGTTTTTCTCCCATGTGTAAACCTTTTATCTCATCAATGACTGTACTCATATCATTCAACTCCCAACCCTCTGACCACATCTCAAGTATGAGGTCAGTCTTCTTTTCATTTTCTTGTAAGTCAAACATTACTTCACCTCCTCTATGTCAAGTTCAGCAAAGTCTCCTGCACCTGACTTGATGAATTGAAGTTTTACCTCAAGACCCTCATAGTCTTTTACATCAAGAGTTTCATCTTTCTTGATTTCAATCAATGCACACTTAGTCATGTCAGTCTCCTGACCTTGAGCCAAATCATCACCATCTCCCCAATAAAATACTTCTTCTAGTATTCCTTTAGGTAATGGAATGTTTGAAACAATCTCATAGTGCCTAGTTTGTTGTTGGTACTCTTCAAGTTTGTATGTTTTACCCATATTAATTCCTCCTTCATAGGTTGTTTTACTAAAACGATATTGAGGAGGCGTTTAAGCCTCCTCTTTTTCTTTGGGTGTCATGATGAATTGTTCTTGCTACTTTTCATCCACGCTTTCAGTAACGTGTGTCCAACCCTCTTGTTTAGCCAACTCTTTAAGTGCTGGCAGACAAGCTATGTAATGACTTTCACTTTCAAATGTAGCCACTTGCTCTGCTGAAAGCCATTTTTCAAAGTAAACCCTAATCATCATCCACCTCCTCTACTGTAGTTACCACCCATTGATAATCAACTGGCATATTTCCACCACCAATTTTCTCAATTTCAGTTCTTGCCTCATCCCAAATATCTTCGGTCTCCAGTTCAAAAGTATCTTCATACTGTTCAGTGATAGTCCACTTGACTGTGTAAGTTTTACTCATCATTACCCTCCTTTAGTTGCTTGTTGAGTTCATCTATTTTTTTCTGAACCCATACAACACCACGAGTATTGATAAGACTGTGAAGATTAAAAACATCAACCTCTTCTGAGATTTGTGCCATCTCTTCCAATTTTCTTTTAACATTTGCCACTTTACCTCCTTGCAAACATTGTTTATTACTAAAACGATATACAGGAAGAGGCTTATGCCTCTTCCTTTCTGACTGCAAATTCACCACTACAAGTCTGGCTGTCATCACCATACTCTGTGCCTGTAAATTTAACAGTTACTTTTAAATCTTTTGGAAGGCTGTCATAACCTTGGTCATCCATCTCTTGTCTTACTGCCTCTGTGATGTCACTTTCTACATTGGCATCAGCATCGTCAAGTGACCCTACACCTAAATAGTATGTTGCCTCAAGAATTTCTGAGTTTAAAGGATAGTTAGAGTCAATGGCATAATGCCTTGTATCTTGAGACCATTCTTCAACCCAATATTTTTTTACTGTTTTTTCTTCACTCATATTTATTCCTCCTATATGAATTATTATTACTAAGACGATATTGAGCAGGAGGGTTACATTATCCCCCTGCTTTCTTTAATATCTATGATTTCCTCAATGTAATCTATAAATCTTAAATCTCTAATACTCATTCCACCATTTTCTTGACACAATTCTCTCAGTAATAACCTGAGATTTTTCATAGACCAATATTTATATTTTTCTAATTCTTTGTCGTCTGGGTGTAATTTTCTATATTCATTCATACTTTACCTCCTATATGAATTATTATTACTAAAACGAGACTCACAGGAGGGGCTTGTCTGTGAGCCAAGGTTGTTAGGCTAGAGCAGGCTCTAGCACTGTGTTTGACAGATTTGCAACATCCCAACCGAATTTCTCAAACTCAGTAGCCCTGTCGTAGTCTTCTAAGTCTTGAGATGCCCTTGTTACAGCGTTTGTAAGTCCCCATTTAGTTGTGTCACCACCTTTGATTAAGTGGTTCAATACTGAGTCTTTCTCATCCTCTGTAAACCTAAACTGTTTCTGTATTATTTCAACAGCATCGATAGGCTTTGCTATCTCAGTTTCTGTAGTTTCCCTGAGTTTTCCCAACACATTATTGAACCCTTCATTAGACAACACATTCCTCACTACATCTTGCACCTGACCAACTAAAGCCTCACTTGTTTTGTTCAGTGTGTCTCTGCTGAGTAAGTCTGTGATGTCATGTGATGCACCAATGTGTCTTCTTCTGAAAGATGTTTCTGCAATCATACCGTTCATGCAAACTAATCTTTCGATGAATGCTTGAACATTTACAGAACCATATCCAACTTCTGAATTACTTACGATTACACCACCTCTGACAACGTCACCCTTCTCAATCTCACCTGTAAGTTTGTCAGTTACAGCTTTGATGTAGAGTTTTTTCTCAGTAACATTCGATGAGATAATTTCTAGTTGCTCATCAAACATTACAGGCAACACAGCCTCGGCGACATCTTCATTATCAAAAGTCAGATACTTGTTAGACAAGTCAGCCCTCATCAAATCCCAGACAGTTGAACCGTCTGCTTGATAAGTTCTTATCATTCTTTTGTTTTGAGTTTGTCCTAACCAGTTGTTAACATTTTCTGCTAACAATACTGGGTTGTTGTTCATTACTCTTTCGTAGTAAGCGTAAGGAATTTGCAACCTTGTTGCTAGTTGTCTGTGTGCAGTGGATGTAATCTCCATTTGCTTTGAGTCATCAATACTCATTAAGACTGGTGCATTAGTTGTTACATCGTCTTGTTCAACTGGAAGTAATTGCATACTCCTGCTGTCCACGACCATGTCAACTTTTTTCTCTGCTTGGTCTGTAATTTTCTTTGCTAACTCATTTATGTTTAATCCTAATTTTGGCATCTATGCCTCCTTTTGATGCCCCTCAATTTTTTATTACTAAAACGATACAATCGAGGGGCATGATTGCCCCTAATTTTCTTTCTTTTCAAAAGTAATTTCTACTCTGTTTTCACCAATTAATAGTATTGTTTCAATTACTAATTCTTGATTTCTTAAGTCGTGCATTTTATCTTCAAATGGAATTAACTCACCATTATCATGATAGTAATATACATACTCTATATTAGTCATTATTCCTCCTTATTTATTACTAAAACGATACCTAGCAACCGAGCAGGGGGTTAGCCCTGCTCTGGATTGTTTACCTCTTCGATTGTGTCAACGTCTGGCGTGTCTGGTTTCTCAGTCTTGTTTTTTATCAAGCCTAGATTTATGTAGTCCATTGCAGTTCTACCGAACCAACCTTGCATAGTCCAAGCTAATCCAGTGTCAACTAAATGTTGCCAAGCCTCAAAATATTCTTCTTTGTTTGTTGGTTCTAACATTCTTTCGGCTAGATTTATTGCTCTTAAGTTATCCATAATATCCTCCTATATGAATTGTTTTTACTAAGACGGCAGGGTCATCAACCCTGCTCTTTTAAGATTGTGAAAATAGAATTATCACTGACAACTATATTTCC